TGTTCGGGAGTTTCAGCCAATCAAGCCGCTAGCCGCGGTACAACAAATGCCTACCCTTGAAGACATTGCGATGGCTCTGACTAAAAACCCAGAGAAATCAGCAGGTATTGTGGGGGTAAACGTGGACATACCTGACGGCACTCCTGTAGCATCCCGACTAGACATCCCTGCTTACGAGTCATACGACACGTGGGTAGTCTCTTTGCACGATGGCACTAAGTCAGGTGGAGAGGCCATAGGCTACGGACAAGCGGCTGTACTCAATGATGTTGAGTTTAAGTCTAGTGCTAAAGGCGGCCTGAACATTGCGGCAGGTGAAATGCCAAGCGGCAAGCCGGCAAGTAAGAGCACCATTGCTAGAGTATACGGCTCGTGGGAAAATCGCCCTCCTGAAAACGTAAAGGCGATGGCCGAAGAGATTATTAGGACCAACGACCCTGACTGGGTTGAGGTTGGAATGAATCCTTTCCGTCACAGTTATTTCTACCAAAAGACTGACGGTATGCCCGTTAAGTCAGCGGAGCAAGTGATACAAGTAGGCCCATTAGTCTTGGCCAAAAAGCCGCAGACCATACCGGTAGAAAGCCCAGAACACTTGGTAAAGACACCGGCCGGCGAAAGATACTTTAAGCGTGGCGGTTCAGTAGAACGCGTACATAACGATAACCGCAAATACTTCTAGGAAAACGACATGCCAATAGATAAAGTCGTAAATCTGGCTCCAGTAACTGACATCATTGAAATGATGGGAGAACAGGAGCCGGATATTGATATCATTCTCGAGGAGGATGGCAGCGCCGTTATTGAAGTTAACGAGGAAAACGACGTTGAGTTTTACAGTAACCTTGCTGAGGTTATCGATCAGGACGAGCTAAACAATATTTCCTCTGATCTACTTGCCTTATTCGACGCAGACAAGGCTTCTAGGCAGGACTGGGAGCAGATGTACGCTAAAGGAATGGACTTGCTAGGTCTTAAAATTGAAGACCGCACGCGACCGTTCCGTGGCGCAGCAGGCGCTGTCCACCCAATGCTGACAGAGGCCGTTGTCCAGTTTCAGTCGCAAGCGTTTAAAGAGCTCATGCCTGCGGGTGGCCCTGTCCGTACTGAGACGTTGGGCAAGGAAACTATCGATAAGGTCCAACAGGCTTCGCGCGTGCAGGACTTTATGAACTATCAAATCACGTCGGTGATGAAAGAATACACGCCGGAGTTCGATCAATTACTATTTTACGTTGGATACGGCGGTTCTGCATTTAAGAAGGTTTATTATGATGAACAACTGGGCCGCATGGTTAGTCGTTTGGTCCTTCCTGACGATCTTTATATTCCTTACAGCGGGTCGAGTGTCATTTCTCAGTGCCCAAGAATTACCCATCGTATATCTATGGACTCAAATGAGTTCAGAAAGCGCGTTGTTGCAGGTGAATACCTCGACGTAGCAGTCGACCCAGAGAATGACCCTGTTGGCGGGGATCAGATTAGGTACGCAATAGACCGAGTTACGGGTTTAACTTCAAGCGGCGAGCCTGAAGAAGTCTTTTTGCTAGAGTTTCAGGTTGATTTGGACCTTCTTGGCTTTGAGGATGTGGACGAAAAGAACAAGGAGACAGGAATTAAGCTGCCTTACGTTGTTACGATTGACGAAAACAGCGGACAAGTGGTTGGAGTACGAAGAAATTGGTTAGAAGATGACGAATACAAGTGTCGTCGTGAATATTTTGTGCATTATGTGTTGATTGAAGGTCCCGGCGCTTACGGTTTAGGTTTTGTCCACTTGATCGGCGGCCTAAGTAAGACTGCAACAGCCGCTTTGCGTCAACTTCTTGACGCAGGCACGCTATCCAACCTTCCTGCGGGCTTCAAAGCAAAAGGCGCACGGATTGCTGACGATGATAACCCCATTCAGCCGGGCGAATGGCGGGATATTGACGCCGGTGGCGCCGAGTTAAGCGGTTCACTGCTGCCTCTGCCCTACAAAGAGCCAAGCCAGACGCTATTTACGCTTCTAGGCTTTACCGTAGACGCCGGAAAGCGCCTAGCAAGCACTGCAGACATGCAGATAGGGGATTCTAACCAACAGGCTGCTGTAGGCACTACGCTTGCACTGTTGGAACGCGGTTCAATGGTGACCTCTGCCATACACAAGCGCCTTTACTACGCTCAGACGCAAGAATTTGAGATGTTAGCGGCAGGATTCGGGCAATTCTTACCTGATGAATACCCGTATGACGTTCCCGGCGCTTCTCGTTGCATAAAACGCGATGATTTCAGCCATATGGTCGCAATATTGCCTATCGCCGACCCGAACGTGTTTTCTGCGGCCCAAAGGATTACTCTTGCACAGGCTCAACTGCAGTTGGCTCAAAGTGCGCCGCAAATGCACAATATGTACGAGGCTTACCATCGCGTCTATCAGGCCATGAATGTTCGAGACATTGACGGCATCCTGAAGATGGAAACTAATCAGTTACCTAAGGACCCTGCAAGCGAGAACGCTGATGCGGCGGACAACAAGTCGTTGAAGGCTTTTGCCGGGCAACAACACGACGCACATATTGCAGCTCACCTGATGATGGGCCTGTCGCCTCTTATGCAGGCTAATCCCTTGGGATCATCAGAACTCCAAAAGCATGTTTTAGACCATGTACGGTTAAAGGCAGAGGAAGCCGCAGAAGCAGAGCTGTTTACCGAGTATGGGTCAGACCCAGACAACATGGTTTCTGACTTGCAACGTGAGGCAATGATTTCGATCAAAGTAGCCGAAGGCATGATGGAAATGAAAAACGTCCAAAGTCAGCTTTCAGGAGAGGGAACAGGCGAAGACCCAGTAGTGGCCCTGAAAGCTAGGGAGCTAGAGCAGCGCGCTGCTAAGGACCAAGCGGACATAGCGATCAAGCAGGAAGGCGTTAAGCTTGATCAGGCTAGAATTATTCAGAACGCTGAAGCTAATCAAGCTCGAATAGAATCTCAGCAGAAAATAGCTCAAGAAAGGGCGAATGTTGCTAGAGAAAGAATTAATGCACCTAAACAAGGGGGCAGGTAATGCCTCTTAAAAAAGGGTCTAGTAGTAAAACAATTAGTAAAAACATAGGTGAACTAGTTGGAACTTACGGAAAAAAGGGTAAAATAGGCGCCAGTCAACCCAAGAACAAAGCTGCAGCCAAAAAACAAGCTGTAGCTATTGCTTTAAATAAAGCCGGAAAATCTAACAAGATGAAGTCCGGCGGGGCAGTAAGGACCGTTAAAAAACGTGACGGCAACCGCCCAGTAAAGATTTACTAAGTATGCCCCCAGACGGTGGCTTTAAACTGTCTGCTTTCATGGAAAAACGACCATGCTTGAATTCGCTGAAAGCGTATTGAAAGAGGTTAGGAAATTACAGGAAGACTCCGAGGCGATAGTGCTTAATGGCTCTATCACTGACATGGAACGCTACCGTTTTCTTATGGGCCGTCTGGAAGGCATAAAACTTGTGGATCAAATTATCCGAGAAAAATTGGATAAACATTCAGAAGAATTTTAACCCACCAGAGAGACCTATATGGAACCTGAAAAGAAACTTACGCCTTTAGAGGAAAAGTGGAAAGCCGTGGCCAAAGAAGAAGGGCCGAAGAAGACCACCCTCGATGATGCGTACACCGAAGAAGGGAAAGTCGATGAACACGGGCTTTCTGACTCTGTTTTAAACCTTATTCCGCAACCCACCGGATGGCGCCTAGCTATCTTGCCTTATCGTGGTGCTAAAACCACAAAAGGTGGAATTGTGATTGCGGAGGAGACCCGTCAACGAGCACAACTGGCAACTAATGTCGGATACGTGTTGAAGGTAGGTGATCTATCTTATGCTGACGAGTCTAAATTTCCCTACGGCCCGTGGTGCAAGGCGGGTGACTGGGTAATCTTTGGTCGATATGCAGGGTCTCGTATTCAGATAGATGGTGGCGAGATTCGTTTACTAAACGATGATGAAATCTTGGGGCTAGTAAATGACCCTGAAGATATTCTACACATGTAATAAGGAGGCTTTTTATGGGTGAATCAATGACAGAAGAGTTAGACTTTAATGTTGGCGAAGATGAACAGGAAGCCACCGTTGAAATGAACGAGGACGGCTCTGACGCTAAATTAGCGGTGGAAGAAAAGGCCGAACTAATAGAAGAGGCGCCTAAAAAAGCCGCCCCCGCAGAAGAAGAATTAGATAACTATTCGGATAAAGTTAAGAAGCGAATAGACAAGCTTACTGCTCGTTTGAGAGAGACACA